GGCTTGCTTGCTTTGTGTGTATACTACGTGTATACTGGCGGGCTATGAATACACGTTGGAGAAGTGCACCGCCAATTGTGCGTCAAGTGGTGACGCGACTATATCATGCATTGACTGATAACGGGTTGTATAGAGCAGTAGGTCAATGAACCTGAGTCAGTGACTAACGGTCAATGAGTATCTACCAAACAATGGTGGTGGTTGATGGTAGGTGGCATGGAGCAGTAGCAAGCGATGCAGGCGGGGCGGGCTGTTTGATCCAGTAACACTGCTGACTGCATCGGGCGCGCATTCAATGCAGTAGCGGCAGTTACTTAGCTTCTTGTCATTGACAGAGTTTATTTATTACTTATATTACTTACATATATATTATAGTAATATAGCTATTATTTGGCAAGGACTAATATTAAAATTTTTTAAATATTTTTTATTGAATGGATTTTACTACTAGATATAGTGTATATGAATATGGATATATACTAGATATAGAGGTATAGGTGCATACAATGTAGTATTGGAAACTATATTAGTATAGGTAGTAGTTACCAAACTATGAATGGTTATGGTGACGTGTATGAGGTGAAATAATATATAGCCGCGCTGAGATCGGTTGTATAGTGATTTGAGGGTATCGGGGTATAGGGATATAGGGTATAGGAACAAGGGCATAATGGGCGCATATGAGCGTGTATAGCCGCCCGCTAAAACCAACAAAAATAGTGGTGGTGGCAGGCGCTTTCTTGTTGCATTGCGTGCATGGTGCATAGGCGGCTTTATAGCCGTTTTAAGGCATCGCATAAGAGGGCTATATAAGAGTACGATCAGCGATTAAAAACGCTGTACAGGGCGAAAACGAGAGCGTAAAAAAGGGCATAAAAAAAGAGGGCTATTGAAGCCCTCTTTTAAGTTATACGGGATAATAGCCCATCAAGCCGTTGCCCGCGTCAACGTCCCCTTCTCAGTTGTCCAGATACCGCCCGATTTGAACGCATACCGCGATAAATACAGCAAGATATACAGCAATCACTCGTTAGCACCTCTTTCCATTTCTATGCGGCTCTCAACGTCTGCGGGATCTGAGGTATTTGCATACGTTAGATATACGTCAACCCATGCGCCCACGTCATACTTGCCAGCGGGGAACTTGATATATCCCCCGCATGGCTCACTCGGTGTATTAGTCACAACGGCATTACCAGCGTTGTCTAATACAGTACACGTCAAGTGTTCTACCACGACATACTTGTTATAGCGGTTGTCTAGTTCTTCCGTGGTCAGCTGGTCACTCTCTACCACGTGTACAGCGGGTGCCTTGTCAGTGCTGTTGTAATGCATCGCCGCCGTGAGAATTACACCGCCTAAAGCTAAACCCGCCATAATAGCCGATATAGTACGCATTTTCATAATTCACAGCCTGCTTTCTCGATTTCCTGCAAAATCGGTGTAACCTTGTTTCTGATCCACGCCGGAACGTCATTGCGCTCTAACTGGTATATGTCATTGTTACCATTAAGTAACAATACATCATCGTACCCAAAACAATTTGACGGGGTGTTACAGCGGGCAAACGTGTATTTGCCCGCCATACCAACGTAAAACCGATATGTTTCACCTTGATACCGTCTGACACCCACACAAAACGGTTTTCCGGTGTCAATGAAACGTCCGTTATACCCGTACAACCGATAATCAGGTACAAAACCAACGAATTTATATGCAAAATGCAATTCAGCGTATAACCGCGCGTTTCTCAGAGCAGCCGCCATTGTGCTATAGTCACATGGAGCATTCAGAATCCCTTTTTTATACGCTTTTGTGCAACTAAACACATACCTGTTTCTATGCCGAAAATAGGCATCTTCCGCGATATAATAGCGGTTATCCTCACAATTATAGTGCACTCCCACCAAAACGGCGGGGTCTGTTTCACGGTCAAAAAATCGGCTTGCCATCTTATTCCCATCCTTTCAAATACACGATTTCCCCCGCGTCAATCGCGGCGCGAATGTTTTGTGCACCGGTACGTTTGCCATGTGCATTGATAACGCTTGCCAACGTGGTATAATTGCGGATAAACTGCCAAAGATATTTTTGAGTGGTTACGCTGTAATCCCAATTAAGCCCCAAAATTAATGTACGGGTGGCAAGGTCAAACGCCGCGATTCTGACATTATACGACTGGAAAACATATGCGCCGTTCACGTGGGAAACGTACTGATTCGCAACAGGGTTGCCTGTTCTACCTCTCATCGGGTAAACGGTAGGTGTAGTAGTTGTGATTTCTCGTATCATAGTCTCGTACTCTCTGTTAGTCATCTTGTAAAACCTCTTTCTAAAAAACCAAAACTTTTCTTTTTTCTCGTTCCAACATTCTTAGTTACAAGCTCTAAGTGCTCCGCGATGTCTTTCTTTATTGTGCCTATATCATACACCCACGCTACACACAAATCTATTGACAAAATAGACAAACTCACGTAAAATATACGACTATTTTTCTACCCTTCCAAAACAAAGGTTTTTCTTGACAGCGGCGGCTGTTTGTGGTATAATCGCGCGTTCATTTATGTATTAAGGGAAGGTTTCTTTGTCATTGACAAAAAACCTGTGTCATCACCAAACAATAGTATTTTCAGTTTTCAATTTGCAACTTGCATTTTTGAATTTGCAATTTGCAATTTGCAGTTTGCATTTTCGCATTTGCATGTGATTTTGTATTTGCAGTTTTTCGTTTGCAGTCCAGATGCCTGCGGCAGCTCTACCAAAACATAGAAAAAGAGCCTGCGCTTTCCCTTACGCAGACCCTTCTCCTAAATTAAGTGCTGTCCATATACGCTGATTTCTTGCTTACGTCCGATTATCTGACTGAACCATCATGGATAATCGTGGTCGAATGTTCCATATACACCACCTCCCCGTCATCATAGTCAATCACTGCGTGGTTCACAGTGTTATCGGTTTCAAAGTGCGTTACCAAAGTATGATCTACCAAAACAAATGCTCCTCTCCGGCGTGGGTTGTTGCACAGCACCCCTATGCACAGTGCACAGTATCCTGCACAGACCCCTTGCACATTACACGGGCGCGTCTGCACAGTGCTGCGCTTCCCAGAGTCGCTTGAAGTGTTCATAGTACCGTTTGTTGTTTCGTCTGCGCCGCTGGCGTTCTTCCCTCTCAATGGCATCGAAACGTGCCTGCGAGAAGTTCTTGCGGGTAGGAGCGTATCGCTGCTGCTTGCTGCAAATAACCATGTTACACCTCACTCGTTCAGTATGATTACATAGTGTGGGTCAACGTAGGTTTCCTTACCGCGATATTTCACCCTAAAAGCATCCCCGCCAAGCCAATTGTCGCGCTCTACTGCTTCACAAAATTCGCCTGCTCTCGCACGTTCTCCCAAAACTTCCCGCTCGGAGATATGCTCGTGCGAGATACCTTCATTAAAGACGTATACTGTTTCACCAACGAAGGGTTCTCTCTGTTGTCCCAAAGGTCTTACTCGCTCTTCTCTGTAGAGACGGCTTACCTCAACCTTACCATCGACACCATTGATTAGAACATAGTTCATCCACGGACAAGAGTTCATCGGCTTGACGTCGGTGACAATGCCCCGTGTACGCCAGCCATTGTCGAGTGCTTCTACCATATCACCAACCTTTATTCGGTTGTCGGCATTGACACTTCCTGAAAACTTGTCGGCAGTCAATTTACCATGATTACCTCGTGTGGTTTCAAACTCAACCTCGTTATCACCGTGATAGTAGTCTTTGATTACTCTTACGAAGCAACCGTTCTTACTGGTAATAAGGATGTCACCTTTGCGCCACAGCGGTTTTTTGAGCTTACGCTTGCCGCGTTCCAAGCTGGACGCTGGGACTAACGCTACCACGTTACCCCACTTCACAGTGACGTTCTTTCCGTTTGGGGACACGTCCTTAACTGTGCCAGATGTGTCAAAGATGACGTTCATAGCCGTGGCACTACCACCATAGTCAAGGAACAACGGGAGTGGCGCACCCTTCTTGAGCTTGACCACATCACCGACCTTGTAGGATGAACGTTCCGCAACCTGCTTCTCATGCTTTTCGCACAACCGATCAAGGGCAATCGCTACGCCCTTACCAGCGTTCCACTCATCGTTTGGGTGGCACTGAGCGATTGTCGTGCACACCACATTACCAGCGGTGTCAACGAGCGATGCGGTGGTCTTGTTATCAGCGAAGGTAAATCGTAACTCACACGGTGTCTGGACTTCGTTCTTTGGCGGTTCGTTGCTTAAGCGTTTAACGCAATCGACATCGCACCAAAGACCATCTAAACAGTCATGTACGTCAACAGTGTTCCTCGGCGGGTTATCGAGCCGTACCCGTAACGCTCCCATGCTGTTCACTTCGCTTGTTACTGTCCCTAACGAGCCTTTCCATCGGTGGTCGTATTTATATCCCTTGATTCCGTTGGACGTAACCTTCACTCTGTCGTTGACTTTGAACATCATAACAAAAAACCTTTCTGCCATCGTAACCTCCGTGGCGGGCACGCCTGTTTGTTTCTTTTCGATGTAAACATTATACTGCCATAATGACGTGGTGTCTATTGGCAGATTCACCAAAAAATAGGTGGTGGTTTTGGTTAATCTTTCAGTGCTGATTTCAGTAATTTACCAAACATTACGGTAAATACTGTACCACAGCATACAGTGCCCAAGCCGTATAACCAAACATTGCTTGCATCGTGGTCTCTGATCGCAATAATGAGCTGCGCCATTGACGCTGTGCAACCAACAAAGGTTGCGGTCATGAGTGTTGCCGCACCAACGAAAATGGCGATTACCAGCAAGACCACCAAAACACGTTTCTTAATGCTCATTGTCAGTGTCCTCCTTTTCATCATAAGCATCGTCTACCACAAAAAAGGTGAGGGTAAGTTTCTTGTTTGACAGTACGCCTACCAACAGCCTCATGCCAGCAAAGAAGTTGTAGCCGCCTACCAGCAAGCACGCTGCGCCAAACATGTTTACCAAAAAATTGGTGGAGAGCAGCTCGTTGAAGCCCGCCGCGAACAAGTAGCAACCAACGACTACCACGAAAATTGATCCGACGGCGGCGAGAAATCGCTTGAATTTTTCCATAAAAAGTACCTCCGTTTGGTAACAAATTGTTACCTTTAGTTCATTCACAAAAAGTTTACAAGTTTACAGAAAATTTACACTTTCAGTAATATGCACAAACTCCTTTCATCTGCTATAAAGTTTTTTGGAAGGTGTCACGCACTTTGTCACGCATTTCTATTAAATGAAAGGTGCTGTGACAAAGTATGTGACACCCATTTGGCTATATATTAGCGCGTAGGGTGTGCTATTTTCGTAGCATTTGGGAAAAGTGTCACAGCGTCACGTACTTTTTCCTTATATCTTTTATATAAACTTGAAAGAGTTGCAGCAACATTGCTTTATATATAGAAAAGTTTTTTATATAAAAAGTACGTGACACTTGTGACACCCTTGCTGTAACTCATCAAATTTGTTAAGGAAAATGAGCTGAAATGCTGTGAAATAGCGGTTAAGTGGGGTTAAAAGTTCAAATCGAGGTGTCACGTACTTTTCCAAAAGTGTGTGACACTTGGGAAAAGTGTGTGACAAGCTCAAAAAGTGTGTGACAGGGTGTTATTTACTGTGCTGGTCAGACCCACTGTACTGGTCGGAATGACTGGGGTAGTCCATCCACAGCTGAAATTTGACGCAACAATCGAAACACATGTCTACATTGTCGTGGTCTAAAGCGTGGTAGGCGTTCTGGTAATACTTTTCGAGAAGGTTAAAATTGAGACCGGTGAACGTCTTACCACAACGGTCACAGATAAACGCTTTCATGTTCAATCCTCCTGATACTCTGTCGGAGCGGGTTTGTTTCAGCATTCCTCGCAACTCTGGTTACTGTCGCATTCTATGTTGTCAACGCCAAAAACGTTTCGGACACAGGTACTTGGCTCTCCGCAGGGGTCGCGCCGTGCGTCCGGAAACTTTTCCAAGTAAACTTCCATTCGGGTTTTCGGCTTCTTAACAGACCAATACCGTGGCAATGCTCTTTTATAGTTACAACGGCATTCCAAAGGTCTTTCTTGTTACTCATTTGTTTCTCCCTTCCAGTAATGCGCCACCCATAGCGAGCAGCAGGACTCCTACAATACAAGCGGCTACTGTACCAAGCGTGGAGTACACCCACGCGATAATCGCTGATACGAAACCAACGATAGCCAAGAACACAAGTAAAACTACCAAGCACATACTGTGCACCTCCTTTGTTATGTTGGCACTATTCTACCACTTTGGGAAAGCGGTTTCTATTCGCAAAACCACCAAACATGAACTGGTTTATTTGGTAATGTTACCCTCTCCACCAAAACATTGGCAGAGAGGGCTAGGTCTCAGGTAAACAGGGCGATGAAAGCCGTCACACACGCTACGAAGCACATTACTTTCAAGAAAGTAATCTCGGCAACAGCTTCCCGCAACTCTTCCATCTCGTGTGCCCAGTCACCAGTGCGAGTTACTTTGTACGCGGTACAGTTACGGATTTCTCCTACCTCTGTACCATCGCACGTGCTGTTCCAATAATTCTGGCAGGTATCACACTTCAAATACGGGGTCTCATCAAACCTGTTCATACGCGCCCCTCCTGTCCACTGGAAGAAAGTGTTTGGCGGCTTTACGCACCCACGCATGGTTGGCACGGTCGTAGACCAAAAACAGTGGTGCACCGTTGCTGTCGTAGCTTACGTCAAACACAGTCACTTTACACCAGCTTGATTTCCACATTACATTAAACATGCTTGCCAAACCCCCTCTCACGAGCACGGGCAGCCAGCTCGGCTCTCTGCTCGTCTGTAAGCTGGCGTGGACGGCGTACTTTAACCCACTTCTTCGGTACTTCAAACGTGAGACCGCCATTGAGGTTATCTTCCAAAGCAATACACTTACTCTGCGGGTCACTTGCCAGTTCCCGAAGGTAATTTGACATCTTACGGTTATAGGTAAAGACACGCGCTGTAGAGTCTTGCTCGTTGAAGCAAATGATGGTCTCTCGCTCTTGGTTGGTAAGGTACGGCATCAGATAGCACCTCCAAACATAGGCGGCTGGTTTTCCTTCTCAAGCTCCAAGAGGTACTGTGCGTACCACTCAGCCTTATCCAGATCGGTCTGGTTCTGCGTGGTGTTGTACCGATACCGGTACTTAAACACGTTGCAGCGGCAGAAGGCTGCCACATCAGACTTTCCAAACAGCAGGCACATCTGGTCGATGCACTCCATGCCACCCTGCTCGTTGTAGTGAGCGGGGTGGTTGACCTTTTCATCGTAGACCTTCTGTGCGTCTGCTTCCTCGTCAGTCATGATTCCCAGTGTTCTCAGTTCCATAGTGATGTACTCCTTCCAAGTGATTCTTGCCCAATACTCTCATGTGATTACCAGTGTGGGCTACACGGTCATCCAGTTCAGCACGCTTACCATCGTTCCATTTGTTGGTAGCACCAACCAAGTAGCCCGTGATGCGCTGGATAAAGTCGATGTTGTGACCACCACACACAGGGCATTCGTTGATGTCAGCGTCAGCCGTTTCCCAACCGCAATCCAAGCAACGACCGCGAGTGTGGTTGATAGAGCCGTAACCAGCGTTTTTGGCGTGCATACCCACTACAAACTGCTCGACTGCCAGCGGGTTCTTGGCAGCATCGCCGTCAAACTCAGCGTAGACGATGTGACCACCCTTGGTCAGTTCGTGGTACGGTGCTTCCACACACAGCTTCTTGTACATGGTGCACTTATACCAAACAGGTACGTGGTTACTGTTGGTGTAGTAGTCCTTGTCAGTGACGTGCTCCACGATACCAAAATCCTCACGGTCTTTTGGTACAAATTTACCAGACAGACCTTCTGCCGGAGTGGCAAAGCACGAGTAGTTGAGGTCGTATTTGTCAGAGTAATACTTGGCAAGGCGGTTGATTTCACCAACGATTTTCAAACCAAGCTGTTGTGCTTCTTCGGATTCGCCGTGGTGATGTCCGGTCAACACGATAAGTGCTTCTGCCAGACCAATAAAACCGATGCCCAGCGTGCCGTGCTTGAGCACTTTTTCCAACGTGTCATCGTCTTTCAGCTTTTCACAACCCTTCCACATCTTGCTCATGAGCAGCGGGAACTGGTACTTGTGTGCAGAGCACTGACTCAGATAGCGGTCACGCAGCTGGTTAGCCACCAACTCACCATAGATGTCCAAGTAGGTGAAGAAAAGTTCCAACTCCCCATCAGGAGTGCTGGAATCTCGCTTTGTCATGAACGCCAGCCTTACCAAATTGATAGTGGTGAAAGAAAGATTACCTCTACCAACGCTGGTTTTCATACCAAACCTGTCCTCAAACACGCGAGTACGGCATCCCATGGTTGCAGGCTCGTACATGTATCGCTCAGGGTCATCCGCTCTCCACGCTTCGTGCTGGTTGTAGGTGGCATCCAAGTTCTCAAAGTTTGGAAAGAAACGTCTGGTTGTGACACGGCAAGCCAGCTTGAACAGGTCGTAGTTCGGGTCACCCTCAAACAGATTCACACCCTTCTTGAACTTGAAAATCTGAATCGGGAAAATAGCCGTTTCACCATCACCAACACCCTGTTCGGTGGAGAGTAACAGTTCCTTCATGACGCAGCGACCCTCAGCCGATGTATCCGTACCATAGTTGATGGACGAGAAAACGGTCTGATTGCCCGCTCTGGAATGCATATCATTCATGTTGTGGATGAATCCTTCCATTGCTTGATGTACTCTACGCACTGTAGCCGCCATACACTCTTTCTGCAAAGGCTCTACGCTTTGTGCGTAGTAGTCATCCACATGTCCGAGGGGTGTAACACCCTTGAGGGCACATTCTTCCTTGTAAGTAAGGTAAACGTAGGGTGCAAGGTAGAAGTCAAAGGCTGGGATAGCCTGCCCACCCATCCCTTTCGGGACGGACTATATCATACCCTTCACCTTCAAGTGGTAAGGGTCAGCGCACTTCGGATAGTGTCAATCTCTATCCTACTCTACTAAGTGCTACACTCCCTTGTGCGGAGTTCGCCTTTTCGATAGTCTCTTGACCTTCGTTTTCAAGTATCTCTGTTATTTGATGAACGACAGAACCTTTCTTTTTGTAGAACAAATCATACAGTGTTGGTCGTGGTACATGTAGTTGCTTCGACAACTCTTTCATAGTACCAGTGACAGTTAAACCGTTTATAAATCGCACTGTGAAAAACCTCTCTTTTCGCACAACCAAACCGCTTTTCCAAGCGTGCTTGGAGTTGTCACGCTGAGTGCAAAATTCCAAGTTTTCTTTTCTGTTGTCGGTTTTGCAACCGTTTATATGATTTATTACTTCGTAAGGTTCGTTTCTTATGAACGCAAGAGCGATTATCTTGTGCACGGTTACTTTAACCTGTCGATTTGTCACCTTCTCGTTCAAAGAAACGTATCTGTATCCGTTTTTCAATGTGGACTGCGACTTCACTTTACCAGTGGTCGTGTTTATTATTTGTCCATCATCAGTAACGGAATAACAGTCTGAAATATTCCCTAATGAAAATAACGAGTTTACTTTAATCATTTGGTCTCCTTTCTCTAGGAGACACTTGAAAACGCTTGGCACAGGATTGATATGGACGAATCTTTCCCTGTTAGCCGATAGACTATTGACCATTTCCTGTCATTACTATCCGTTCTATCGACACCCTGCTGACAAACAGGTTCACGCTGTTTTCGACAATCATTTCTGATTGAAGGTACAGTTATCTATACATTTCGTTCTGGACTGTTTGCAATGAGATGGCAGCCATAGTAGCAGCGGACTCGATGCGCTTTGCGCCACGATTGGCAGCATGGTTGGCACGGAAACCAGTCAGCACCTTGTCGATAGGATGCTGTAAGCAGTTCACGGCACGCATGGCGTAGTAGTCCAAGTCATGTACGTGGATGATGTTGTCCTTCATAGCCTGCAACACTTCGTCTGACAGCAGGTTTTCTTTGGCGTACTGCTGTGAAGCAATGCTACCAAACTTGTACATCATGCCCGCAGGAGTGTAAGCATTCATATTGGCATTGTCTCTGGACAGGTTACTTCCCTTTACGTCCACAATCTGAGAGATCAGGATGTTGGCATCACGACCACGCATCTTGTTTCGATGGTCACGATACTTGATATACCTTTTTGCGACATCCGGTTCGTACTCCATAAGAGCACGTTCCACGTTGTCCTGAATCTCCTCTACCTCGATGTCTCCACTGACTCTGAGAGAGATTTCATCAGCTACCTTCTTGGCTGTGTGCTCAGTCGCACCTGCTTTCTGGCACGCTACCACAATCTTGGTGGGGTCAAATTCGACCCTTGCACCATCGCGCTTAATTACCATGTGTACCCTCCTTACCAAACATATCATCCAGCAGCTTAATTGCCCGCTGTTCGTCCATCGGGACTCCCAAATACTCCACAACTGGTGTTGGGAAACCCATATAATGACCCGTTACGTTGAACTCTACTGAGTAGCAGAGACCAAGCTCCTCTAATCGGTCAACCACACCACAGGTCTGTCCTACGTCTTTGTGAATCAAGAACTGCACTATTTACTCCTTACCCGTCCATGTTGGATAACTGTCTCCAAACTTCTTTGCCATAGCAGCTACCTGAATGGCTTCCATAGCCAAGAAAGATGCTCTGCGATAAATCTCTCTAGCAGCGATGACCGCTGTTCCGTTGGAATTGTTCTTCACGCTCTTCCAAAGATCGTTGGTGATGCGTTCGCACCCTGCCATGTCGTGCATGGCTTCCTCAACTTCTTCTTTGAGAATCGCGTAGCCCTCGTGGGCAGTGTGAAAGAACTCGCCATACTCATTTGCTGCTCGTTCCTGCTCGTTCTTCACGAGGTCTGAAACACCGTTTACAATTTCTCTTCCGATCATCGGCTTCCTCCTTGCTTAAATAGCCCTTTTGCAGCAGTTTCTTCTGCAACTTTCGTTTAATTTCTGATACTCGTTGGTGGGTTATACCAAGTACATCCGCGATTTCTCGCTGACCGTATCCCTGTGCCAACATTTCAGTTACAACCTTTTCTCTATCACTCATCCAGTCTGGTAATTCAACCGACCACGGATGGTATTCCGGTGCTGCTACAGCCGCGTAGCGGTCTAGCACTTTGTCATGCATACCGCTAGTCCGTAAGTCAAGCGTGTTATCGAGTGACAGCGGCACGACACCGTCTGGATTATGACGTTTGTTGGTTCTCCATGACCTGTAAACCGCCCATCGCATCAGATTTACCAAGTGAGTTTGGTTGTCTTTGACAGTACCTTCGTACTTGTCCTTGGCTTCTGCCAGTGCCAGACACATGGTCTGGAACAAGTCCTCATCACCAACATAGTTTGGAAAAAACTTATGCATCGTCCAGCGTACCAGCTTGAGATCATCATCTTTAATTTCCAAGGTATTCCTCCTTTCAACATGACCAGTATACTACCCTATGGGGTATTTTTCCATTCGCAAAATAACCAAACTTTACATTGCCGATTTGGTCATTTTGACGTAATAACGCTTGCGAGATTTACCCTCTCGCCGCTGCTGAATCTCCAAACCAAAACGTTTACGGATTTGTTTGGAAAACTCAATGTTGGTCACAGGCTGCAAGTTGTTGGTATAGCAGAACCCCGTGTACTTTTTGTAAACCACGTCAGTCGGGTTATACAGGTATTCTTCTTCCTCCAAATCATCAAAAAACAAGATGATTGGATTGTTGGACACCTCAAACTCCTTGATCTCAGACTCCACGATCTCACAGTGTGTAAACGCTTCGTTTGCCAAAATATCTCGCAGGTGGGAAATGCACTTGACGATCAATGCTTCAATAACAGGTTCTTCACGCAGCTTGTACTTGATAAACGGGTCAAAATCTGGGTCTTTCTTGGAAAAAGAAGCATTGAACGGGATGACAATCATACGATCAACCAGTGCCCCTGTATCCTTACCTCTACCAAGACGTGGTAATGAGTTGGCAGAGAAGTAAAACTTGGCTCTGGAAGTCATTGTGATAGGCTTCTGGTACTTCCTGTTGACAGTCATAGCTTCACCAGATACAACCTTCTTGAAGATGGCAGTGTTGGACATAAACTCGTCCGAAATATCGTCACCGATATTGGCAAGTTTACCTGTGATTTCAGCCGTTTTGAACTCCGAACCAACGTCTGCCAAGTCCAAGTTGGAAACGTTATCATCACCAAGCATGGTACTCAGCAAGTCCAAGAAAGTGGATTTACCGTTATGCTTATCACCAAGCAGGAAGAACGACTTTCGCAGCTCGTTTCGTCTTAACAGGCTATACGACAACGCTTCGTACAACAACGCTTCCACGCTTGGATTCTGGCAAGCCAGCTTCTTGATGGTCTTGTCCAGCAATGCTGACTGGGCGTTCGGTCGATAATTGTGCGGAATCTTGTTGGTGATTACCTTGTCAGGTGTGAAGTCGCTGAACTCGTTGGTGATGATGTTCAGAACACCGTTCTTAAACGCCACGTACTGTACATCAGACTCTTTGTAGCTGTTCAGACCAATCAGAGGGAAATACGCCAACACTTCTGCACGCTGGTTTTTCTTGAGGTTCGGGATTTCCTCTACCATTGCAGACTCCAACGCTTCTTCACCAGACACATAGATACCGTTGCGGTAAATGTGCATGTCTCCATCAATGCGAATGATATGCTTGTTGGCAACCATATATCTGGCAAACGAATCGAACAGGAAACCGCCCTTCTCCGTGAAGAACTGCTGTTTGCTGAACGCTTCGTCCCGTGTGATAGTGGCTAGCTCAGACTCACTCAGCTTGTCTTTCAGAATATACTGGTTGATGAGAGAAAGCGTTTGCTTAACCTCTGTGATACTCAGACCAGCCTTTTGCAAGGGGAGTATGTAACTGAACAAGGTTTGGTTGCGCCCATCCCCGTCACCAAGACCAACCAAATCAATTTTGGTGGTGACGGGCTTGAGATAAGCAGGGATGGTTTCGTATACCTCAGTGTCATACAACACCTCTCGCAGCTGACCATCTCGTTTAAGTACCTCATAGCTACAATTACAGCCTGCTTTAATGTCGGCAGTAAGACCGATAGCCAGCTTTTTGTGATTGCCGTTTCTGGCAATCTGACCGTTATTCCAAAACAAGAAATGCTTACCCCTTGCCGTGCCGATAACCTTACACTTGACCGCAAGTGACTTGACGATACGGAGCAGCGTATCAGACTGCTCCATGTCATCAATGTCAACCATCACGGCATTATCGTCCAGAACGCCACCATACGAAGGTACTTTCTCTACTGCTTCCAGTGTTAACAGGTCGGACGCATCCTTTCCTTTGAAGGGCATCAGTGACCTTTTACCGTTTACTGGGATATATCCTTTGTACAATGACATTTCTTTTCTCTCCTCACTCTGTAATCAATTCATGGTATGGAAGGGTTTCCACCCAAGCGCAAAAGTCGCGCCACTCATCCAGCTTGTGATTCCGGCGGGCGTGGTACATGTTCCTCAGGACAGCATAGTTAAGCTGCACAGTCCGCTTCTGATTGTAGCTGGACGGGAGCAGCTGGACGAGCTGCCACCAAAGCTCTTTCTTTGAGGGCTTTGCATTATCCGTTCGTTCGTCGTAGTCAATGTAACACTTACGATAGAAGTTCAACTCTTTAATGACACACTCAAGAATGCCCGGCGCGAATAGATGTTCATGACTGAAATCGTCCAACGTAAATTCCTTGTCAGCAATCTTGTGCATGGTAGAACAACTATTCGCCACTGTGCCGATCTTGTAAGTGTCGAACTCTTTCCACCAGTACAGCGGCGCAGTGACGTCTGCCGTCAAGTTAATCATGCGCAAGAACTTTGCATGGTCAGAACCAGCCTTGACCAGCCGTTTCATGAGGGCAAGGTCGTTTTCACCAATGCTAACGCCGTGGGCGTAATAGGGACTAAAAACGCTGTCGATCTTCTTCCAACTATTCATCGGGTTTCTCATTCCGCGAATAGCCGCTTCCCATCCGTATACGGCGGTGTTCTCAATTGCAATCATGTGTATCCTCCCACGTAACGTGTGCTTCACTCTCTGCTTCAGCCAAACCCTTGAATAAGTTGGCTTTCATATTGTAAATAGCACCTTCGTGCTCACACGCTTCATCCTCTGCGATTGTTTCCCGCGTTGCTTCGTTGATGATGTCAGTGATCTCTGCCAAATCATACGTTTTAATCATTACTTTCCTCCCTCAAAATCCTTGATTCGCTTCCATGCCAAATCAATGTAATACTGACGGTCAAGACGATCTGGTACACCCACGTCATCCAAACAACCGTTCTCGATAAAGCATTTGTCCGGTGTGTTACCAAACTTGTCTTTCTTCTCACCTTTGTCGGTCAGCTTGCATTTCAGCAAACGACCATCGTTCGGATGATTGGAAGCGAAAACTCGATATGCTTTTTGGTCATACCGCTTGTTCTGTGGGGATTCCTCATGTTCCACCCACTCATACTTTGGTGAGAGTTTGACAATCTTCTGAAACTCAATCAGCTTGTCAACATCCCAAACCGTTCGTTCGGGCAGTACACCTTCGATAAAGTACGCTTTGATTGCTTTGTTGACAATCGGCAAATCGTAATCCAGCTTATTCAGCTTTTTTACATATGCACCTTTGCACTCCAACGAGCCGTCTTCAAATACAGCGATGTAGTTGTTCACATCCTTCTGGATAATCTTGGTCATACGGTCATAACCAAGACCCATACCAGTGCGATCTTCCCATTCTTTACAGATAGCCTTTACCTCGTCCTCGTTGCCATGCAACTTGACGATCAGACCATCCGTGTTGGACTGGATGATTTGACAGTGATTCTCCAACCGCTCAATCAGGTCTGTGAGAAGCACTTGACCAAACACACAAACGTTGTTGGCAGACCGTGGGTCAAACAACGGATTGAACCTGTCCTTCATAGCACCGTATGTACTGTTCAAAACGATCTTCAATGCGTTGGCACGCGGGTCTTTCTTCTTTTTGAACTTGATACGGTCATCCTTGATTTCACGATACTTCTCAACGGAAGCACCGCTGCGGCTCATGCAATACTCTGGGTATCGGAGCATCAGAGATGGATAGTACGAGTTTACGTCCACGTGCAGGAACTCTCCCTCAGCGATATAGTTTGGTATAGCACCATGGATACCGCCTGTTCCATACACGTGCGGTACACCAGCAATGGTTGTTTCCAGCTTGGTGTCGTAGTTCCAACCGTTTCGGAAGTAATCAAGTACCTGTGTGTACTTGTCGATGTGCATCGTTGGTGGAAATGAAATAGCGAACTCGTCTGAGTGATGGCTCTTTCTCGCACCAAGAATGATAGCTGCCAACTGCGCTTTAGACTTACTCATGTAGGTCATCGGCAGGTCAAACATCTTCATAAGACCAACATAGCTATCAAACTCGCTCTTACGCTCCATGAAAACTTTGATAGTGGCAAGTACGTCATGTTCATTGTACTTGAGCACTTCATCGATCATGTCCTGCGTAAACTCACCATCATAGTCAAAGGGAATCGTGGTCTCACGGATGTCCATGCCACTGAACGCTTCTAGTGTCTTAAGACCGTTAAAACCGATCATGCAGTCGAAGCTGTTCACTTTGGCGTTGCGCAGGTCTGTACTAAGCTCCCAACCCTTCCGTTTTTTGTGGATGATCCACTCGTTCATGACCCAAGGGTCAATTCCGACCAAGATAGCCTTGAGGATGTAATCATCGTAGCTTCTTGAATTGAAGCCGATATACAGTTCTTTGCAGTGATGGTAATGGAACTCTCTCAACCGCCAAGGGTTGTTTACAATGACTTCCTTTGTTTTGGTAATCGGATTGATAATAGTAACTGTCCAAAGGTTTTTGAAAACCTCAAAGTCATAGAAATTGAGCAATCACGTTCTCTCCTTCCTCGTTCACCCAAAAGATTTGGTAGGAGCAGTTACGCTCCTACCATCTTTTCCAAATCAGAACTTCTGTACAATGTCGTACTCCTTGAAGCCCTTATCGTTCTCATGGTAAGCAAGCTGGTACTCAGCCTTGCCATCACCAATAGCGTCAAAGACCGCCTTGACGGTTTCCTCGAAGTGCTCATCGAACTTGACCTCGATACCGGATTCCAGAGAATCAAGCAGCTGGACAGCGTTGCGAATCATGAAAGCAGTAGCGCGAGTACCCTTCGGAGACCACAAACGCTTGGTAGCGAACAACAGCTGACCAGCCAGTTCATCGTGGTTGATGATCTTGAACCACACTGCCAGCTGCGGCTTGCCCTGATAGTCACCCTCGAACGGGCACTCCTCAACGGCGCACTTGGTAACACGGACTTCGTAGTCACCATACGGCACTTCCTTGCGCTCCACGTTGGACGCAGATACGTCAGCAACTTCTGCTTCGATAGCGGACATGTCTCCGAACATTTCCCAGTTGATAGCCATAATAAAAACTCCTTTATTCTTCGTAGGACTTTTCGTCCTCGTTTATTGTGTCATCATTATAATACCCCGCGGGGCATTTTACAATTGGCAAAATAGCCAAAAAATAGGTTATTTTCCTGTGGATTCTGCTGTATCGAATGCTTCCGACAGTGCTTCCCATGTAAGAGGAATGGAATCCAGTTTGGTTTTCAGACGCTCGCCACCAAACACCATGTCATCTGCCTTGAACTCGATAGTACGCTCATCACCATCAGCGACAACACGACCAACGAGACCAACCATGCCAGCGATCTTGGTGGAGACCTTTTCCTGAATGTTCGGACGGATAGAGGTTGCGCTTTCACCAGACTTTTTGGTAATGTCGCGGGAAGCGTCCTCGTGAGACAACAGGATGATGTTTTCGTAGTCCAAGTTCATCAGACGGCGAATCTGAGAATAGAACTCAGTGCGCACCTTGTCCCATGCGCGGAAATTGTCATCAGATTCATGGGTAATGTGCAGCTTGTCAAACATATACAAACGACAAGACTCGTACAAGTCCTCCAACAAATCGACCACAATGGTCTTGAAGGTGTTCTGTTTCTTTTCCAGTTCGTCCAGCGTTTCCTTGAACACTGCCCAAGCCAGCTTCTTCTTGACGATGCGACCAGTGACTTCCACATCATCTTTGATTGGCACGAAAGGTGCGGTGACGTAGACAGCGTTGCCGTCCGTGTTCAGCATCAGCGGGTCTGGCGCGTGGTCAGCCAGCGTGGTCTTGCCCGTAAACGGTCTGCCATACAACCAGATGGTACGCTTGGTGGGCTTCTCAGCGGTTCTTCTCTCGTTCTTCGGTAATACCATATCGTTCCTCCTATAAATCATGTAGTCAGTCTCACCGTTGGACTGACAATACTCTTTGAAATCACACCAATCACAAAGACGGGTTGGGTTCTTTGGAAAATCAGCACCCTTCTCGGCTTCGGTGAGAAATGCTGTTTTAGCTTGGAACTGCCGCACGGCTTCTGGCTTATACGGCACTTCTAGCACTGTAATGTCTTTGGACTCCATCTCCGACAACAACCGCTGTCGGAAGGTCATCGGAGTCTCCGTCCGTTTCTGCCGAATCATTGTTTTCGGCACAAAGACGTATTGTAAACGACCAATCTTGATGTCTGGTCGCATTTGGGTTAAGTAGTGGGCGTAAATAGACAGCTGCGGGGAGTCTCTATAGCCGTCCACGTTGTTTGAAAACTTGAAGTCGTAAATGTCGTAGACAGTATCGTGGTGATGTGAGTAATCATCGTGGACAATAGTTCTGTGGCATTTTACTAACAGGTCGATGTAGCCAATAAAGTCATCGGTCTTTACTTCAATTTCATGCTCACCTTTTGGTAGGAGAGCCTTAACCTTTGGAATCCAGTATTCCAGCTGGATTTGCCAAGCAATGTGGCGGTCATCAATTACATAGTAGTGTGACAGGTATTCCCGCACACCTTCTTCTACAGTGGTCTCAATACCCTTGTGGAGTCCAAGACCAAGATAGAGAGCGTTGTTCGGCTCTTGGTCGGGCAAGGTAGTCAGCTTGTCCTTGTACTTGAGCTTGTACTTATACGGACACTTGGTGGCGCACTCAACGCGGCTATGGCTGAATCTGGTCATGGTACTGAATCACCCTCCAACACAATCACTGCGTCAGGGTAAATAACTACTTCCGCGTCCCCATTAAAAGACCCAACACCAGTACCATCAAGTTTGACAGCATTGACCTCTAGTCCATCAAGCGAGTGAGTGGCAATCCTGAGCCACAACTCGCCGCTGCTCTCGAAAACTTCGCTAACCAATACACGTTGGAACGGTTCGTAATTCATCGTGTGCTGTACTTTCATGGTGTACCTCCTAACAGTTCCACAATTCGCTCACCAATCTTGTCTTTGGTAGCAAACTCCCACTGCACACCATACTTATCTCGCATGGCATACATAATCTTGGCAAGGGTACGTCCTTTGGTTGCTACCTTGGATACCCGTAGTCGTGGGTTATACCAACCAAACACGCCAGCTAAATCCTTAATCTTCGGGTCTTGTACTAAGATGACCAGTTGGATACCAGCGTCCTTGGCGCGTTCACACTCCCGCCTGAATCGGTCGTGTTGTTTGGTCACATTACCAACAACCTCTTGTAAATCCTGCTTGGTGTCGATGCACACGGACTGGTTTGTTGGTAAAGTATAGTCACCACAGTAGAGTTTCGTTCGCTCTACGGTGTAGCCCAAATCTTCCAACTGCTTGTCTATATGTGCATTCTTGCTTGGCTTCTGACGTGTATCACAAAGAATTATAGTATTCATTCGGCAAACTCCTCGTATCTGTCCAAGCAGTCCAAGCAGATATTCTCGCCACGAATGCTGTAGTATCGCTCGTCATGCTCAAGTGCTCTACCACAAACGTCACAGTACGTGTGGTACGTGGTTTCAGGCATAAAAGTCGGATAACCAGTGCGCTCCATTGCGGTGATGTCTGGATGTTCGATGTTGTACATAGTCCAACCTCCTCAGACGATTCGTGCGAGTGATCTACAACCAATCACACGCTTGGTTTCGTCACGTACCAACTCATTCGGGAACAGTACGTCCTTGCGCTCTGGGCAAGCCTGTGCTACCAAACAAGAGGTGATGTAAAGCACATTATTCTCAGGCTCAGGCAAGTCCTTGATGTCGGTATAGGAAGTGTGGCTGATTGGCACGCCGTCCAGCATACCAAGGTGTTCCACGTTGGCGGTTACTCTGGCAACGATGCCAGACGGCGGGATGACCACCGTTCTGTCATCTGCCAAGATCGTCACCGAATGTGGTGTCAGGTTTTTAATCATTTGTTGTTCGCTCCTTTCTTTAGCGTGACTACAGTATAATACCGTGCGGGGTATTTTACAATTCGCATTTTCACCAAATAATCAGAAAATTTATTGGTGATTATGTACAGGATTCATGTACTGCTCGAATCGCTCCCGTGAAATCCAGTAACGATACGAGTTTGGTGACATTTCCACCGCCACGCCAAACGGGAACTTGTTCTGGCGCAACCCCATTCTCAGGAATTGGATAGAAACTCCCATTGCTTTGGCAGCTTCCTCAACGCTCATCTTCTGCGAAAAAGACGTTGCCCATCAAACGTACACCCAGCCCACATGCTTCTCCGATCTTCCAGCACTCATCAAGAGTCGGAAGTTGGTAGCCACGAAGGATACGGGTCACTTTGCACGGATGCCAACCCATTCGTTCGCCAAACGCTTTACGTGTACCAAACTTACCCAGTACATAGTCGTTCAGAGCTTTGTAATCAACGTGCATTTTTCTTCCTCCTTTCATTTGAAATGAAAACTTACGCAATAAAAATTGCATCGACCAAAAAATCAGAGCGAACCACGCTCATATAAAACGGTCGATGCGATAGTTTTCCAAAACAGGCGGGGAGCAGACGGAGTTAAACCGCCATCTAAGGTCATGAGCCTTTACTCTGTCGTTGAGCTATGCTCCCAAACGAACCTCCCCCGAAGGAGCACGCTTGCAATCGTGTTGGTTTCCGGTTCAACCGGACTTACCAAGAGGTTTATACTGGCACTCTGGGGTGGACTCGAACCACCGACCGTCTGAGTAACAATCAGATGCGCTACCAACTGCGCCACCAGAGTATGTTTGGTGAGGGATGATATGTCAGCATCCCTCACCGAGAGAAAAAAGAGAAAGGAGGTGATACATCACCAAGCTACCCAATTGTACGTGCCTACCAAAATAGGTGATGTTTGGGTAACTGTAGAAAGAGAGAATCCGTTTGAGCCGAAAGCGAGGTGGTCATTGGCATTGCCAATCGTAAAATCCGACCACGTTGTTCTGCTGGTTGAAGCGGTCTTAATGTAGTCCACAACACCAGAAAACAGGTCGGTGCGTGCCCAACCAAACACTCCACGTGCGGAGGTTGTGGTCTCGCTTTCGGAATAGAAAACCAACACATTGGTTGGCTTGAAGCCAGTGTTAACCGACTTCGTTTGGGCGGTCTGCGTCATGGTGAAAGAACCAGTCTTGACAGACGGTATCTTGAGCACCAATGCCGCCAGCGCATCCAAGGTAGTGTTGGACGGCGGTGTTACGCCCTGTGCCGTTAACGCAGCTACCAAATCATGTTTGGCAGTGGTCAGGCGGTTTATTTCCGACTGTACACTCATGGCTTAAATCGCCGCAAGCGCAGTCTCAATCGAGTTGGACAGTGTGACTTTACCAGTGCCGGAATGCAGTCCTGCCGGAACAGTGTAGCTCTCAGCCGTCATACCATCAATGGTTGCTGCGACAGCACCACGGTTTTCGATATTACCAACAGCAGATACGCAATCTTCCAGCTTGGCGGTTGACTCAGTTACCAAACCAAGACCAATGAGATTGGTGCGCAGTGTGTCACGCTGGTTACTGATTCGAGTGATCTCAGATGCAATACTCATAAAACAAGCTCCTTATATTTCACGGAGCAGCGTTTCAACTTCTCCCGCTAGTTGATACACTGCGTTGGACGATACTGGCAACGGGTTGTCCGACTCGACCAGCTCTGTAATATCCACTGATATAACACCGTTGTCGATGATGATGCCCATTCCAGCTTCCAGTTCTGTTGCCATGGTAAAACCTCACTTGTGGTGCGCCATGCGGGGCTTGAACCCGCGACCCCCAGATTAAAAGTCTGGTACTCTACCAACTGAGTTAATGACACAGGGGTGATGCCCCAGTTACGGGGCTTGAAGTTGCACTACGAGGATGTCGTGCGGGGTAAGACCGGAGAGTTATCTTACATGTTTATTATACGAAAAAACGTTCGGTTTCTCTAGGTGTAATAATCACCAAAAATGAAAGAATTTTTTTGACATGGTATAATAAGAGTGACGGTTACTACAAGTCACACTACCAAAACAGGTGGGTGTCACACACTTTTGGCGGTTGTCACGCACTTTTCGGCTGTCACGCAAAAGTATGTGACACTTTGGTTTGAACTTTTTTGGTCAATAAGCCGATGCTTTGTGGTGTTTACAGCTGTTTTGGTGAACTTTCAAAGGCACTTAGTTGAAATCTGTCACAGCGTCACAGACTTTTCTATATAAAAAACTTTCTATATATATAACGATGTTGCAGCAACAACATGTCAAAAAATATAGTACAATATAAGTCTGTGACATCTGTGACAAAATTTCCGGCACAGACGAAATCGCCAAAAACGCTGATTTTGCCCTGTTTTTGCAACTTTTTAGGGCAAAACGTGTCACACACTTTGCAAAAGTACGTGACAAAGTACGTGACAAGTGCGTGACACCTTCCAAAGTTTTTGACCATTTTTTCCGAGAGTTTGTATAGCTTGCACAAAAATGCATAAATATGAATGCTGTATACAAACCCGCTGTGACACCTAGTAAACGGTCGGTTACTAACCTTTCACCTATGAATCTATAGTAAAACACCTATGAAGGAGCGATGACATCATGAAGAATCCGAACGGCTACGGCTCTGTCATTTGTTTGGATAAGACTGGGAAGCGGCGCAGGAAGCCGTGGGCAGTCAGAATCACAGTTGGTTTTGACGAGTCAGGCAAGCAGATCACCAAATATCTCGGTTACTACAAGTCGCAGAAGGAAGCAGCCATTGCGCTGGCGCAGTATCACATGGTTGGTTTGGACGTAGACGCAACCAAGCTCACCTTCGAGGACGTGTTCGAGGAGTGGCTTAAATCCACCGAGCACCGGATGACACCGCAGAACCAAGGCTCATACAGAGCAGCTTTCAGGCTTGTTGGTAGCTTGGCTAAGAAGCGGTTTAAGGACATCAAGTCCAATCACCTCCAAACTGCTTTGGATAGTGTGAAGCGTCAGTACAACACCAAGAAAAAGGTGCGCTCTATGCTCAAACAAGTTTGGGACTACGGGGTGAAAAACGACTACGTGTTGAAGAACTACGCTGTTGGGTTGGAGCTTGATGGCAAACAGGAAGATGTCGGCAAGGTGTTCACAGCGCAAGAAATCAAAATGCTTTGGCAGCACGCCGATGACTATCACGTCCAACTTGTTTTGGTGATGATCTACACTGGCGTTCGGGCAAACGAGCTGTTAAAAATAAACACGGCGAACACGTTTTTATCTGACCACTACTTCATAACTGGTTCTAAGACGGACGCGGGGAAAGATAGGATAATTCCTATACATGACGCTATCCTGCCTTTCGTCCACAACATCATGGTTAACCACCATCATTTGGCAGAATTTGACGGGCACGGAGTCCATTACAACACCCTGTATAAATGGTTTGGTGATGTCATGAAGCGGTTTGGTTTCGACCACAAATTGCACGATACACGGAAAACAACCGTGTCACTGCTACACTCAGCCGAAGTACCAATCGAGACAATCCGATTTATCGTTGGTCACGCTCAACAGGGTATCACCGCCCAAGTCTACTTGAAGAAAACCGCAGCGGAACTGGTGGCTGCCATCAACAAAATACCAGTTTAATTTTAGAGCATTTTGGTATACTACGTGTATATTACCGTGCCCAACACTACCGAATATGGGACAACAAAAAGACCGCCAACCCTTGATAATACTTGGGTTCACGGTCTTTCTTTTCATTGCCAAACTATCCATTATATGTTCCCAAATGCTTGATTGGCAAGGGTTCTCAGGGCAGTTTGTAGCTTACGTGCGACTTACTTGGTACGCTTCCATGTGCGGACAACGAAGTACGGCGGCATGTTGTTATGCGCATTACCAATACCCGCTCCGTTCTGGGCAAGTGTACCGCCATAGTTTTTAGTGCTAGTTGTAACGTAGTCTGGTTTGACCAAATACGTGCCACTCGTAGGAGACCAACTAGAAGATGATCCGTCATTGTTGACATACATAGAGTGCGTATGACTTGGCATTTCCTGTACAGTCAGTTTATGAGTGGCTTCGCCGCCCGTGTCACCAATCGTATAGTCGTTGCTGTCAGAGAGCAGGAATTTACCGCTAATCTGCTCCCACGTACCACCCCATTTGACTTCTGGGTCAAACTTTGAGTCGGTTGTTTGGTAGATCGTACCGACTGGGTAGAAGAGGTCGAGAACCTGCTCTTTGGATAACTTAGTATCGTTCAGCACTTTGCCCTTCGCCGCCGACAGTGCATGGTTCAAATAGGTGCTATCAAGCGAGTCATCAACGGTCACTCGGATACTAGACAACGGTACAGACGCATATTCGTCATACGTGCCATCAGAGTAAGCGGTCGCGCTGCGCAGTTTCAATTCCATGTTGTACACGTCAAGCGACATTCGCGTTGGAGTAGTTACGCCACCGCTCGTCACGGTCAGCATAGTGCCAGATTTGGAGCTGTCCCATGTTTTGTCCAGCTTGTTTGCAATGCTGGTACGAGCTTTCGCATCAACTACCTCATAGCGGTACTCATCGCTGATACCGTCAATATAGCTCATCTCTCTACTTGGCTTATCTGCCATGCTACGTCACCTCCTCAGACCGCTCTCACGTATTTAATGGATACCCAGCCGTTGCCTTCGTCAGCATACGATTTGAGAAGTCCCCACATGTTACCATGCTCGTCTGCCACCTGTTCCACGATGGTAAACGCTTCGTCTTTACCAATTACACCAACGACCGGATACTTTGTACCCACGCCGCCACGAATGTTCAGCGAGTCGCAGTTATGGGTTTTCGCCAGCCAGCCAGTAGAGCCAGTTGCAACGTTGCTGGACGTATTGGTCAAACGGCTCTTGAAGTTACTCCACTTAGAGCTGTCAGAGCCAATCCAACCAGACCAAGCTGGACACTCTTTACCAGTTACGTCAAAGTGACGATATACGTTGGAAGCAGCGATACCGTATCTTGCCATAAGCAGTTTGGTCAGCTCCACTGCATTCTTAACGGTTTCCTCAGCAATTGCGCCACCGTTGGAACACATCTCAATGCTGATAGAGTTGGCATTGGTAATCTTACCATACATCTTACCGCCACCAGTACGACCACAGTTGGAATACTTACTGCCGCCAACAGAGTACGCGATTTTGTTATCGTCAATGCTCTGGTAAACGCTGGTCTTATCCACAAAGTAGTGTGCACCAGCCTTGCGGGTGTTGCTGCCGTGTGCGCTGAAATAGTTCGCGTTGGCTTTTGCGGTATCAGTCGTGTTGCCAGTGTAGTGCAAGACAATGTACTTGATGCTGCCAGTAGAACGAGTGCCGCCGTAACTGATCTTTTTTGCTTTCAAAGTCGTGTTGATGTCCATAATTATCCTCCCTTATGAGCCAGCTTTTTTACCACCGATGTAACCGATCAAACCAGCTCCGATAATCTGCGTGATGTCATAATTGTTGGTCAGGACAGATGCCACCAAACCAACGCACAGTCCGGTTACAGCAATGAGTTCCGGCAGCGAGAATTTTTCCAAAAGATTATTCATCGTCATCCTCCAATTTATCCAGTCGTTTGTCAATGTTTGCGCAGTGCTCCTCTAGTCGGGCAACGTGCTCCTTGAGGAGCTGCGTTGCCTGAGAGTTTCGGATAACGTCTTTCTGGATACCACAGATCAGATCAAGTTTGGCATCCACTTTACCTCTCCATTCGCCCTCGTCATGAGACGAGCTTGATTTGGAAGATAACCACTGACTGATACCCAGAAAAGCACCAAGAATTGTGCAAAGAAGTACAATATCAACGGTCTGCATACTTATTCACCTACCATTCGTAGACGGCTCGAAGTACCACATCGTCTCTGGATGGCTGGGTGTTATCTGCGTGACCAACAATCTTGGTGTCGTAGACTGTTGCGCGTTTAATAACGCGGCTTTCGCTGCTCTGAGCACTACCAGAGTAACGTGGTACGTCAAAGAAGAAACCCTTTCCTGCCCAATTGTCACCAGATTGGTTGGCTTTTGGAATCAATGACGTTGCGTAGTCAGCATCCGTTGCACTGGACGTATCGGGGTTGTAATCCGACCACAGCAGTAACCAGCCGTTTTTGCAACGTGACAACGCTTTGGTCGGGGTCACTGTCTGATTGGCTTTCAAGTAAACCGCACCCGTCCAAAGTGGCTGCGGTTCACCGTCCTGCAAGCACCGCCAACCTTTCCAACCGTTCGCGTCAGAATAGTTGGTATAGACCGATTGCAACGAGCCAAACGCGAGCACCCACACGAGGGACGCGCCCGTTTTATGGACAAGCATTCGCCACGCTTCGGTCGTTTTTGGGTTGTTACTTACACCACTCTGCGAGTACACGGTGTGAATACCGTTCGGCATCGCGGTAATACTCGCCAAACAATCTGCTCCACTTGCTTTGGTGAAGCTGTACTCGCAAGTACCATCATCGGCTACGCCCTGTAAGGCTTTCAGCGCGTACTGCGAGTGAGTATGGCTCATCGGGGCTTTACCAGATAAATCAGTGGTAATGGTAAGTAAATCGTTTTCCAAGCATCGGGTCAGATCATCGTCACGATAACACTCTTTGGTGGAAAACAGTGGATTAAAATTCATGCGCACCCTTTCTCCGTCAAGACGTATATCCAATTGCGATATACATGTAAGTGTGCCTAATCTGGTTGGTAAGCAGATTTGGGGTGTCGGCTTGGTCAAGCTGCTTGTACTGCACAATGAAACCGTTGTTGTTACCATCAATCTGAATGGCTTTTTCCTTGGCTTCCGAGCCGCTTCCTCCCGTGGTGCTCATTGTGTCCACGTAGATGCCACACGGTTTAGCTGCTACAGCCAGACCACCGTAGATACCAAAATCATTGGTGGTCATACCGTCAGAGTGCAGCACAAGCACGGCAGCGGGGCTGAACCCAACGTCAATGACTCTACCAGTCGTACCATCACCAGTGTAGTATCCGATCTTAATTGGTCGCGCCTTATCAGCGTGGTTTTTCAACAGCTGGTCAATCATGTCCCAGTTGTCGTTGAGTTTGGTAATGTCCGGCGGCGCGTCCGAAAGCGCGAGTTTTACCAAATTGTAATTTGTCGTTTTGGTTGACATGACCTTTCCCCCTTACTTATAAATCTTATCTTTGAGAGCCGTCCAAGTGCCGTAGCCGCTGCGAATAGTCTGCCAGCTGGTCTCGTTATCCTTAACGTCACCCCACGTGGAGTAGTACCGCTCGATGTTCAACTGCATGTGAGCTGGAATCTTATTTTTCAACTCCCAAGTCAAAGCTGCCAAATTGTAAAGTTGTCCGTCATCTGGTGGCAATACCTTCACGGTTACAACGCCGTCTACGATAGTGACTTCGGCATCGCCACCTGTGAAGGTTTGCACAATCGACTTGATGACGGAAACGCTGAACTTGTTCTGACCACGGATTTTGGCAATGATGACGTTACGCCGCTCGTCAAGAGTGGAATCTTCTGGCACGGTCAGTTCCAGTGCCTTTTCCCACTCTGCCAGTCGGGTTTCATCCATCCAAAACAAGAAAGCGTTGTTGTTCAGCTTTGCGCCACGTGCTCTGGCATGGTCAAGCTCGTGTCCTAGCACATCGTTGATTGCATATAGGGCATCGACAGCCGTTACCATCGGAGGATACCAACCAATCATTTTCGTGCCCGCCAGCGTGCCTGTGTCCACAATCGTGGTGAGGTCGCTGTCCAGTCGGTCAGTATCGACAACATCTTCCAACGCAAGCATACGACCGTCCGCGTTACCCTCGACTGTAGCAGGGGTGTAAACGGTCAGCTGACCATTGCTGTACGTGCTGTTGTAGTCAGCGTTCAGTGTCACTGTAGCGGTTGCTGCGTAATATTCCTTGACGGAGAAGTAACCCAGCGGGGAGCTTGCTGAACGGTCTCTAGGGTCTTTGGTGACATAGAGACCAAGACAGGTCGGCTCAAGAGTGAAGCTCATGTTTTCGACAACACGCTTTACCATATCATGGGTCAATTACGTCACCGCCTTTAATGTTACAGTACCCAGCACAGGTACTACTTCGTCACCAAGGGTAAGATTGCCACTCGACCCGTTCAGAGTCAGTGATTCGACCGATTTGATGCCGTCCACCGTCATGAGCAGCGCACCCAGTTTCATAAAGTTCACGCTGCTGTCCACGTAAGCGATCTCGGCAAAGAAATCAGTCAATACTTTGGAAGTATCAATCGTTGCCACATCGGTGTAGCCGTCAGCCAGTTTAACATTAGCTACCACGTTGATCTTTTGCTCCGTGGCAGTAGTACAAGTTACCTTTGCACCAATCGGAGCTTGCCCCTCTCCCAAACCTTTGGAATCAGGGTCAAGGTACTCCTGAAACTCTGCCAGCAGTGAGGATGATACTGCTCTGCCCGCCGCTGAAATGACAGATACCTTCACTGTACCAACGCCGTTCCAGCACGGAAAGACTTTAGAGCGACCAACGCCCTCGAACTCATCTGCCCAGAACTTATACTGTGCGACATTACCGTCCGTGTGGGAATTGTTGACTGCGTAAAAATAGCGAATACGCATGGCATCCGTATCTTCCTCGTCCTCGCCCGCCTTGATTACATCGGTGAGCTGCGCCCACTCCAAATCCTGCACGTAGTCAATCGGTGTCAGATTACCAAACGTATTGTTTGGGGCTGTACCTGCTGTGTCACACAGGAGCTTGTAGTGGTAGTATTCGTCACTACCGCTCGGCTCTTTGATAAGCTCAATGACGCTGTAGTTATACAGGTCGTTGTTAAAGCGCGTGCCAATCTCAATTGGGATATTGAACTCGCCCTCAAACTCGCCATATGTCGCATCCTGCGCTACCAATCCAATCTCGTGCAATTTCTCTACCAAACCTTCTCTGGTAGCTGTCTCGGCAAAGGTTTCTTTTGCGAACGTGTCCTGCTCAGAGTACAGGTTGGCAATCTCCGTAGCGCAAGCCACGAGGGCGTTGTAAGCCAACGAACTTTGGCGGGTATCCACTTCTGGGTATCTACTCGCCATGTCATCCAGCAGTCTGTTCAAAACGCTATCATAATCGGTATTGTCGAAAGAAATCATACTGTCACCTCCGTTTCAATCGTGGTATCACCAAAATCGGAACTGACAGTGAATGATACTGCCAACGACCTACCGTTTTGGTCAAAGTTAAAATCAGTCACCGCGTAGATTCTATCATCTCGCAGTAGGGCATCTGTAACTCGCAGTTGTAATTCTGCCATCACAAAGTCCATCGGCTGACCGATCAAATCTACCAAACCAACACCGTACTCCTGATCGTAGATGATGTGTTGGTTTGGTTCAGTGTTCAAAATGAAATATATGCTCTGTTTCAGCTCGTCCAAGCCGGATGCCTTTGCGCCACATTTGGTCATGTCCGCTGATAGCTTCCAGCCACCGGACGGAGCGATAAGCGATTCGATGTTGTCCATCACATCGTCATCGTACAATGTATTTGCTGGAATCAAAGTATCACACCTTTAGAAAAACTTCTGCGTAGATTACACCCTTGCGCATGGCTTCCGCGTGCGTCTTTACTGCTACGTCAATTCGGTTGCCCTTAATAGCACCACCAGTATCTTCTGCGTGGTACACCTGACCGTTGATCTTGACGTAAGACCGCAGCTTGATTCGCTTCGGGTCTACGGCACATACGCCAGCTCGTACCTCTGTACCAAGCGCGGTCTTGTAAGGCGCACCGGCATTGCAAATGTGCGGGTATTTCTCAGCGCAATAGTGCGTAATCTTAAACCGACCAAGCGATTTCCAGTTGCCTGTGTCGGCAATGCTCGTGCCACCGCTTTCATCCGTACCACCAATATATTTGGTGGAAGAACTGGTCTGATCTTCGTACTTCACACGGGTCGATAGAATCAGATATTTCTGACCGCCTTGATAGCGAACCAGCACCACCTTCTCGCCAACGTCAACCTTGGAGTCTATTACCAAAAACGGTTTGGTGAGAATCAGAGTGTCACTGACTTTGACCTCAATCGGGTCAGCATTGGTGACAGTGCCATATAAGATTTTACACGGATTACTAGCGTCAATGGCTTCTACCGCTGCACGCTTAATAAGGTCTATGTTCACGTTGCACCTCTGCTCTTTAAGAATGATTCGGGGTCAATGGTGGCGGGATAGTGATATGCACCTTTGTGCACTTCCAAATGCAGGTGCTTGCCATAGGCTCGACCAGTCTCACCTTCAATTCCAACCACAGTATTTTTGGTGACGGTCTGCCCCGCCTTGACGTACACCGTGCTCATGTGAGCGTACAAACTGACATAGCCATCTGGGTGCTGAATCAAAACGTGGTTGCCGTAAGCTGAACCCTTGCTGTTCCTGCCAATAACCTTGCCATCCGCAATCGGATGAATCTGCTTGCTACCCGTACCAACAATGTCGATACCGCAGTGGTAGCCGCACGCCCACGAACCCTTCTTACCAAACTTGGTGCTGATACGATAACCGTTTCTATATGGGTACTGATAAGTAGTGGACGAGCTGGTGGAAATGGTTGTATCAGTTTCGCCACCAACAATGTTGATATACTTGGTCTGGTCAACTACTGCTGTGGTACTACCAAACACAACGTACTTCTGACCGCCCTGCTCTCGGAGCAGTGGCACTTTGTCCCCTATATTTATTGTACCGTTTACGACCAAAAATGGCTGGGTCAAAATCAAATTATTACTGATTTTCACTGCCGGAGGGTTGGCAGAGGTCACTTCACCAAACGATAACAGGAGTGGATATGTGGCATCGTAGGCTTCGACCGCCGCTTTCTTGATGGTCTCAATTATTCCGGTTGCCAAACTATCACCTCAATCGTTTAAGTATCTGCCTGCTCCTGCGTAGTGGCTGGCGTAGTAAGAATTGCTCAACGCCACCCGAACTACACCCGTACTTGGGTTGGCTGCGTGAATCATGTAGCCACCACCAATATACATGCCAACGTGGGTGATGCCGCTGCGACCAGTTGTTCCGGCAAAGAACACCAAGTCACCAACCTTGAGTTCGGACTTACTGATTTTCTTTGCGCCAGCGTACTGGGCGGCTGCTGTGCGTGGGATGGTCATGCCGATCTGTTTATAGCACCAAAGCATCAAGCCGGAGCAGTCAAATTTCATAGAACCAGTTGCACCCCAAACGTAAGGGCAACCAATCTTGGATTTGACCAGAGATAGTAAAGCGTTACGCTTTGTGCTCAGACTTCCAGCGTCCTCCACGTACTCGTTACCACCTATGTTCGTTGTAACCGTTCCAGTAATGCGTTGTGTGCGGTTTCCCAGTACCAAATACTGTTGTCCACCCTGTTTGCGGATTACTGATACCGTGTCACCCGCTGCGACTGTACCCGTCAGGATGACAAACTCTTTGGTCAGCGTTATCGTGTCACTGATCTTGATAGCCAGCGGGTTAACGCTCTCGACTTTACCAAAACGTAGCTGGACGGGCTGTTCAGCTTCCCACGCTTCCACTGATGCCTGTTTGATTACATCTAGTAATTCGCTCATGATGTTACGTTACTTCCAATCAGGGTCAAGTCCATCGTGTACTGGTCGAGGTTAAACTTGTGTACCGCCTTGTCAATAACCATGTAGTTGTTAAACTTGCGTGCACCAGTATCAATCTCAGTTGGGATTGACGCACCAGCACGACACCGATAATCACCAAACGCATCCTTGAGTTCCATCTTCTCGGTCTTACGGTTGTACAGGCTAAGTAGCTGCTCTGCCTTTTTGTTGGCGTTGGCGTTGGATTGCAAGGACTCCGTGTACTGCAAGATGCCCCACTGCTTCTGCGTGGAAGTGGATTCCTTCACGTAGGTTTCTCGCTTGTTGGTTTCATCGTTGTCGTAGTACAGGATAATGCGGTTGTATGTCTCCTCGTCAATAGATGAGGTGTACGAGTAGTCCTCGGCAGCGTCATCTGCAAACAGCAGATTCACCTTCATGGAGGAGATGTTCTTGAGGGTTAGGCTACCATAATCATCGTAGAGAACGTACAGTGATCCGGTCTGCATAACCGTCAAGTCCAAAGCATTCTGCACAATGTCAAACAAGGTTTGGTCATCTTCCAAGCGAGAGCCAATTACGTAGTTGGTCTTTTCCAACGTTCCTGTTTTCAGCGCAAAGTCTTTGGCGATCATCGTTACGAGCTGGTCAGCACGCTTGTTGGTGTACTGATACGTGTGCTTGTTCTTGAAATATCGCAATTGGTCATATGCGGTGCACTTCACCTCGCCGCTCTTGTCAAACTCTCGCTTAAACAAAAAACCGTAAAAAATCTTGTGCATGTTACCAGTTTCGCCGTACTTGAAAGCAACGGCATCGCCTTCTGCGATTTGGTTGGAAGCATCGTCCTGCTGAATCGTGAAGGTGAGCTTAGAGGGAGAGCCTTTGCGGTTTGTCTCCCATTCGATGTTCTCGTGAACAGTCGGGTAAATCAGGTCGTTACCGTGCCTGATTGCCAAAGATACAACAGCCATGCTCTCCCTCCTTTACTTCGGAATAATCAATTTGGTGTTTGGGTAAATCCAGTGACCATTACCAGATGATTTTCGACCACGTTTCTTAGCGGCGTTCTCGATAGTACTCTTGTTGGCATTGTATATCTTGGTATACAAAGAGTATTTTCCGTAGAACTTTTTACTGATAGTTTGCAACGTATCACCCTTTTTGACCGTGTAATAGGTCGTTTTGGTGGTAGTGGTTGGCGTTTTCGTGGTGGTACTCGTTGGTTTGTTTACCACAGTACCGTTGGAAGTGATTGACTTTCTTGTGGAAGAATACGACTTGTACTGCTTCAAAGAGATGTCAACCAAAATATCATCACCGTTGTCGGAATCTTCTTTGATGGTATATTCCTCCAACGTAACCATCATGGACGTGGTTTCAAAGTGACCGATACCACCACCGGACAATCGGTGAAGTCTGGTTACGTGGAAACTGAAAGCCATTTTATTGGTTTTCAGCGTTTCCAAAACACCAAGATAATAGTCAACCGCGTACAGTTTGCTTGTACACACATACGGTTGCTTCCTACGAGGGAATCTGGCTGTAAACGAAAGCTCGGTTAGACCAGCTTTCTTCGGCAGGTTGATTTCACCCTCGTTAATCAGCGTGACGGTCTCGTTTTTGTTTTGGATGCTGATCTCCAACGATTCCGGTGTAACCGGAAACGTCAGAGTATCAGTCAGCGTTGTTTTACCAAAATAGAAGATGTAGGCGTTGCCACTTGAGACCTGTTTTAAGGTTGGCGAATAATAAAAGTAGCCATTTGGTAATGATAATGCCATACAAACCTCCTTAGTAATGAACGCCTGCTGCCACAACACCAAGCTCCTCACGGAGTCTGCTGGACAGCGTACCAATGATACCATCAATATCTTGGTCGTTGTTGATAGCGTTGTTATTGACCATCTCGACTTTGATTTCAGCGGTCGTGAAGCGGTTAATCGCATCACGCTCTGCCAACGTAATCATGTAGTCGAAGTTATCGTCAATGTTGTCCATCTTTTTGTCGATGTTTTTGGTGTTGTCGGCAATGTCTTTCAGCTTCGAGCCGGTGCTACCAGAGCCACCCGAACCACCTGTGCCACCTGTACCGCCGTTACCAGCTGCCGCAGGGGACGCACCAATGTTGGAATAGTCATCTGGGTTGATAGCTGCTGTCGGCAGCTCACCAACCTTGGTTACACCAGAAGTGGTTTTGTCTTTGATTTTATCAACCAGACCAGCCACCTTTTTCTTGAGCGAGCCAGTCTTATCATTGACCCAGTTATTTGCGCCCATGAATGTACCTGAGTAGGAAGTGTGCTTGAGTTCTGGAAGGTTGAACTTGTGCATTACCTCCTGATAACTACCGTTACCATACTTTTTGGCAACAATGTTAACCGAACTGGATAAACCTTTTCGCCAACCTTCTACAGTACTAGCAAGGTTAGAACCAAACACCGCGTCAATCGCCTGTGCAAGTGCTTGGAGCATACTCAGACAATTGTCAACCATGTCACCAAACAAATGTACGATTGACGCGATTGGGTCGTTAAACACGTTACCAAAGAAGTTGGCAAACTGCGCAACGTAATTCCAAAGTACGCCAAAACCACCCATGATTACCGACAGGGCAGATTTGATTACATTCCAAACAAACGCAACCGCCGTGGCGATGATACCAACCACCGTGCCGATAATGCTAACGTGTTCACCAGATGCCTTGGCGTGAGCATCAGCCAATGCCCAAATCAAACCGACCACCAATATAATGGCTGTGACTACGAGTACAAACGCATTAGCCTGTGCCAAAGCAGAAATCCACGCGACAGCAGCAAGAATCAAGTACCAAGCGCACAACAGCACGATTTTAACGACAAACCATGCTACCTGTACACCCACTGACAGAAATGCCCAGATGCCCTTCAATGCCCAGATGACCATGGACGCTACGATCAAGCTGATAAAGAATACGATGATGCCGCTGGCAATCTGCCAATGCTGGGCACAGAAGTCAATGCCCATTTGCACTATGTTGAGTACCACAATAATCGCGTTGGCAGCGTACTGCAAAGCAATCGTGGCGTGGGATGCGATTTGCCGGAAAGAGTCACTGTTAAGGATGTCGTTCAATTTCTGGGATACCGGCTCGAACGCCTTGATAGCATCGTTTTTGAACATAGTCCACATCTGACCAAACGTCAGTCTGGTTTTGGCAAATCGTTTGTCGATCTCATCACCAGCGTTCAAGATAGCCGCTACTACCAAATCAGATGTGATCTCGCCGTCAGACGCAAGGTCTTTCAACGATGCGTCTGTATTCAGTACGCCCTGTGCGTATTTCTCGATTGCCTGATAAGCAGCTGTCGCACCTTCTCGTACAGACCGCAACTCATCGCCCTGTAATACGCCAGAGGACAACGCCTGAATCATCTGATACATGGACGATGCCTGCTCTGCCTGAGATGCACCGGAAACGGCATACGCCTTACCCATGATCTCTTGGAAGCGAATCGCATTGTCAATGTTGTTCTTAAACGCACCACTTGCCAACGACATTGATTTACCAACGTTGGACATCATGTCGGTGTAACCGGTTCGGGCACGCTGGGAAGCAGTGTAGATTTTATCCAACGACTGTTGAGTCTCTTTTGAGTTCCAACCAGTGCCGTTCGCGTCACCAATACGGTTTTTGGCAGATACGATGGTATCGGACGTGGAAATCGCCGCTTTCGCACCCATAACACCAAGATAGGTGGCGGCAAGTCTCGCTACGGTTTGCGTCAACGCATTGGTGTTGCGGTTGAGCGATGTTACCGTGCGAGACATGTTAACGAACTGTGAACTCAGCGGCTTCATACTCAAGCTGCTAAGTTTACCGCCAGAGCGCACCACTTTGTCAACGTCCCTAGCCATGCTGGAAAAGGTTCGGGACGCGCTCGTGCCCATCCGAGAAAACGCAGAGGTTTGCTTGACGGTGTTCCGATGCATTTTGGACAAAGCTGGGCTAACCTTGTCCCTGACCGTGATAGTCACAGTAATGTTATTTGCCATGTTTACCTCCTGCGCATCGAATTGACTTTCTTTTGTTCGCGCTCTTCATGCTCCTGTTTAAGCTGGATGGACGCGATGACAAAAGCCTGCTCACGGCGAGGAAGGCTGAGGAAAACATCGGGAGTCCAATGGAACTTGTGAAGGCAATAATGAGTCACTACGGACTCAGTATCGCCTTCCTCAATTAGTTTTTTGCGGTCTCGACTTCCTCCTCAAAATCCATGTCGTAACCGTTGATAGCCATTACTGCCTGCGACAGAGTATCCTGCTCACCAGACAGCAGCATCTTACCAAGCAGTTCTTCCGGTGTACGAACTTCCCAAGAATCCTGTAACTCTGCGTCCAGCAGGTTCGGGAATACCACACATGCCGCGCACAGCTTCATTTCAAACTTGGCAGCATCGAACTCCTCCTGCGGCACACCCTTCTTGGTGCGCTTAACAGTTGTACACTCTCTGCGGAGAGCTTTGATTTCCTTACTGGAAATCGCCTTGATCTCCCAAGAGATCGGGTTGCCGTCAGCGTCCTTTGCGCGGTCGGTGACTACCACAAACTCGTTGGCAGTCTGCTCCATTTCGGTTGCGAAAAAAGCACTCAGATTGGTTACGTTAGCCATAGATTATTTCCTCCCAAAAAATCAATTCAAAGTTATCTTACGCCGTTCATGGTCTTGAACTTCTTCGGCATGTAGAAGCTCTCTGCCGTGAAGTCCATGTCCTCGGTCAGTACGTCATCAGAGTCCGCATCCAGCTTTGCCAGCGTCACACTGTCAAAGTTGCATCCGTACAAGATGATGGTCTGTCTACCAACATCAGAGGTTTTATCCTCGTTGGTAATCTCCATGTCAAAATACAAGTCCTCGCCACTCTGCTGGTACTTGTACGCCAGCTCACGCCAAATCGACATATTGAAATAGAACTCAGCCGAACCAGTAATGTTGGACGAAGTAGACTTGTGCGCCTTGTTCTGCCGACCAAGAATACCAAAATCGGTTTTATTCTTCTCAAACTTCACGTCAATGTTCTTGCACGACATGAGGTTGTATCGGTTGCCGTCAACAATCGCATAGCATTCGCCAGCGTTGGCTTTCAAGCCGTTTTTGGCAAGCATTGTCTGTGCCATATGCTATCCTCCTTACTCCACGTAAACGGTCATGTACAGCTGAGAGATCGCGTTGACTGGTTTGATAGAGTCAGTTACCACGATGCTACGCTTGGAATCGCCCTGCTCTACCTGTACGGAATCAGGCTCGAAACCTTCAATCGCTCTCAGCGTTTCCAAAGACTGATGATGTGCTACAACACGACCCGCGAACGAGGTTCGACCGGACTCATCGTTCGGTACTTTACCAAGATACTCCGTGTTGAACATCTTGGCGATGTCAGTGGCAATCTGGTCAATGACACGGATGGTCTGGTTGTAACGGAAGTCCTCGCCCTTATCAGCGGTCAGGGTGGTCAGAGTGTTCATATCCTCCAAAACACGGACATCGCCGTATACCAGATGCATGGCAAAGTCACCCTTGGTCAAGCATTCTTTCAGCTTTGCCTGAGTCAGACTTACATCGACAGCGTACTCTCCATCGTAAGTCATGTTGGTGCAGGATTCATAACACTGTGCACCTGCCAGTGCACCTGCGACCCACGCTACCAAAGCGTGTGCATCTGCGCCCGCATCAGTAACCGTGTTTACCACGTTGACTACGCCCTCGTAGTCACAGTTCGCGGTGTTGTACACAACTGCCTGACACTTCTTGCCGTAGTCATCACGCCAAGCCTTTACCTTGTCGCAATAGGCTTTGATGTCTGCTGCGGTTTTGGTGTACGCAGCGATAATCTGGAAATCATACGGTTCAAGGGCATCCAGCGCAGTGGTGGCTACGTTCTGCGTAAGTCCCTTTTCGTTAAACACGTAGATGGTATCAGCGTGACGAAAAATCTCACGGAACACCTTCATGTTGTCGCTGGTATAGTCAACGGTTGCGCCAAGTTTGGTTTTAGCATCTGCGATAAAATCATCCTTGGTTACTTTGACTACCTTGCCCGCATCATTAGTAGTCAGCGGGTAGGAGATAGCCACTGCGCCACGAGCACCAAGCTCGTTGGTAGTTACCTGATTGGTATTTACAAAGTTGAAATACGCGCCGGGCAACTCTTTGTTCTGGGTGGTAAAAGTACCGCCACCAAGCATTCGCAATCTTCCTTTCTGTTATTCAACGTTAATGTTGTTGACCATTTCTTCGATGGCTTCAGGCGTTTCTTTGACGGTCTGAGTCCAGAAGTCATAGGTCACAAATATTTGAAGGACGTTCTCGTCAATAACTTGGATTTCAAGGTCTGTACCTGAAACCTTAACGCCCTCTATCTCGATTACTTCAACAGCTTCCAACGCTCTCTCACCGATGTCGTAACACTCGTTTTTTGGGCGAACGGTACTTTTCGGAAAATAGTTGATGACAATTGGCATCACGCGATTATACGTTCGCCACATACCACCACGGCTCGTTGGTCGGAGCAGTGCCACCAAAAAACATGGGGTTGGAAGCCCTTGTTCGTTATTTTCCTTCAAATACGCATAGTCATCACCAAACGTATTGTGAAGGGCGGCGATCACCGCATTTATGGTTTTATTTACCATTTACTAACCTCGTCAACCACTCCATGACATGTTTGGTCACGATTGGAGTAGCCTTTCCGTGATTAAAATTGGTTGCTGTTGATCTGACGAAAAATCGACCTTCTACCCAGCGGGTAGTTTTTCTGACGCTCTTTCGCAGCGGCGGGATAAACTGACCAGCGATTGCCCTGTGTCCGTTTTCCACCCACCAAGCATAGTAGGTGGAGTTTACCAAAACACACTCGTAGCCGTCTTTAATAGGAACGGCTATTATTTTCGGGTTGTCTACCTTCCAATTGTTTCGTAGGTATCCCGTCTTAAACGGGGTGCGCCACAACAGTTCCAGTAAAACTTGGTTTGCCAAATCTTCCAACGCACGTCTTTCCATTGCCCGCAGTCGATCAACGGATGTGAGGTTGTTCATGAAGGTTTGGAACTGCGTGTAGTCAATTGTGAAGTCAGCCATTACGCATATTCCTCGTACTTCTCAAGAGGTATCTCTTGGTGCGAGTTATACCAAGCTGGGACACCGGAGCGTTTATACTTCTCAGTGCGTCCTTCACGAGTGACCGTGATGACGCTGCCTTCATTTACCACAACATCTGGGGCGGTGAACATCTTAATCGTTTGGGACACGTTGCCCACCTGATTGTTGATGCCCACTGTTACCAACGAACTGAAAGAGATTCGGCAAGGCAGGTCGGTTACAACGTCTACCACGCTTGGAATTGACTCATGGGTGATCGGGTCAACCGTCTTTCGATACTCAGAGATCGTGGCACGGTCTGTCCACATCGTTTCGAGAGCAGTTCTCACGTTTACCATCGCATCACCCGATATTTACAAATCCATTTGTCGTATCCCTTCTGCATGTAATCAACCGCCCTGTCAAATCGACTCTCGTTAGTGCTTCCGTCCTGACCAACTGCAAAGGTAACTTTGGTGTCACCCTGTTCGATGGACTTTGTAGCCAGCGAGTAATCAAAGTCGGTGAGCTGACCAGTGTTCTTTTTATAGAAAAGAAACTCTGAGCATACTCGGTCAATGACTCGCAGTGCCAAAACATCAGGGAGCTGTGATACACTTGCCAAGTTACAATAGTTGACGGTATAGGCAATCAGCTTGTCCAGTTCAAACTGGACGGTCGTTTTATCGTCCTCGGAGACCTCATAACCAAACTGTTTCAGTCTGGCAATGCAATCGTCCAACGTTACAGTCATGGTTGCTTAGTCCTCCTGTTTGGGATTAGGTGAGAGCGGTTGCCCGCCCTCACCGTTCAATCAAGTACCAGAAATATCCTTCTTGGTCGGCATGTTCGCATCGGACGCTGCGTCCTGCATGAGAGTGCCGTACCGGATAGTGTTGTGGTCAACATAGTGCGCATCAGCATTGTTGGTAGCTTCTGTGGACAGACCGTCCTGCATCGGCTTACCCTTGTGCTGACCACAGTAGTGACCATTGACCGACAGGGTTTCTCCTGCTACAGAAGCAGGAGTAGTCCAAGTCTGATCTTCATAGATGACCGCATTGCGATCACCAAAATATACCGGAGTTTTCGGGGTATCTGCCAAAATGAATTACCTCCTATCAGGCTACCTTGATCTTACGGAACACGCCCGCAGCCTTGGTAGATTTCAGAGCGACAGCGGCAACCATCTCGACTTCACCCTTCTTAACTGCACCAGCAGTGGAGAAGTCCGGCAGCCAAGTCTTAATCGGCGGTTGACCTGCCATAGACACAGCGTGGAAACCGTCCATGCCAAAACGTACCACGTACAGAGAAGAACCGTTGGTGGTGTCGTTCTTTACAACAGGGTCGTTGGAGTCCATCTTCTCACCAAGGTCAACCAGCGGAATACCGTTGTAGGTGGAAGTGTAACGACCAAACTCATCCTTGGTCTCCTGATAACGACCGAGGTACTTAGCCATGTACTCAAGTGCGGCAATCATGTCGGAGTTGCCCATCAGTGCAGACGGTCTGCCGTCCAGAGTGCGCAGCTTTTTATTCAGCATCAGCATAAATGCCGGAGCGTTTTCCTCAATCTTAGCCGCAGTGGACAGGTCGATTACTGCGCTGCCAGAGCCAGTGTTCCACTCAGTAGCAGAACCCTTGAGGGCTACATCCAGACCATCGAATGCGTTGGCGTTCGCAGAGGAATCGCCATTGATAACGGTGTCGTTAAACAGACGGGAAGCAGCCTTTACCTTCTGAGAGGACTGGAGTGCCACCTCGTCCGCGATACCGCCCATACCAGCGATGATACGGTCAATCTCGTATGCACCACCAAACACTTTCAGATCAGCGGTGTATCGCTGCTTCTTAACCTCTGCCGGAGTGTACTCGCTGTTAACAGCACGGAAAGCCGCAGTCGGCGGGGTAATCAGTCTGGTGTACGCATAGGTCAGAGTTGCGCCACCGCCTGTCGGGGATACAACATCTGCAAAAGTCAGATTGTCCAGCAGGAAGTTGGACTTTCGGAACTCATCAATAATGCCCGCCTGTAAATCGTCCTGTACGTTCAGACGTGCCTGTGCCAGTGTTACTGCCATTTAATTAGTCTCCTTTACTTGTTCAGTTTAGCCGCGATTGCTTCTGCCAGTGTTTTTGGGGTGGTGGGAGAAGTCGGGTTTCCACCGCCGGATGCCGGAGTGATACCACGCATACCGTTGGAGGTGAACACGCGCTTGTAATCATCGGTTTCAGCCAGTGCTGTCAGCTGTTCATCAAGTCCGGTAAGTTTACCGTCCTCGCTGATGTCCAACTTGTCCATGTCGATGAGAGCACGCGCCAGCTTCACGCTGGAAGCACCCTTTTCGCGCAGATACTCGTCAGCCAAGTATCCCAGTTTAACACCCTTAATATCGGAGTCGTATTTGGTCTTGGCGGTTGCAGCGTCCGCTTTCAGCGTTTCAATCTGCTTGGTCAGGTCTTCGATAGTTGCATCGCTACCTTCCAGCTTTTTCAGACCAGCGATGGTCTTGTCACGCTCTGCCAAATCATTGGTCAGGGTCGTAACCTTCGTTTCCAGCGTGCTTGCCTTGCCCTGTTCGCGGGCAATGTCTTTACCGTTCTCAGCCATAATCTGATTGATGACGGTCTGATCTTCAATACCAAGGCTTTTCAAAAATTCAGATTTCATAAAATACTCCTCCACTCTGCTAGGCTTTTTAGGTCGTTGCCATGACCTACAGTCGGCATTCTTTAGGTCTTGCCGATAGACCAGATAGTTTCAAGGCGTGGGACGAGGGAGGAAATCCCACGCCCCATATATGATTACCAAAACATTGGTTAATCAACGATTTTGGCAGTGCCCCTGCATCGCGGATGATACGGCGGCGCAGTGACACCGACTTCATAGGCTTTCATCGGAAATACCCGACCGTTCATTTCTGCACATGTCGGGCAAGTCCGCTCATCCATCACTTCCACGTTTCGGAAATGTTTGTTTGGATAGAGAGCCTTGTACGCCTGCATCTTGGCGAGAGATGCAAACGCGGTCGCTTCTGTAAGAGCCAGCGTTGAAACATTCCTTTTCAGAGAATGTGCCACTTCCACCAACGCCATCGCAATGACCTCAGCTTGGTCGCTTCTCGCTATACCACGTTTTGTAGCAGTGGTCAGTTCGTACAGCAGCTTGTTCTTTTTCCCTTCAATCCGCTTGTCATAAGTGGTGGAATCTTGCCCCCACTTCGTTGCCAACACGTCCTCGGAGTCCAAATCAAATTTGAGCAGACCAGCTTCGTAGCCAACGATGGTCACTCCGAGGTCATGCATTTTGGCAACATAGTCGGAAAGAAAGGTGCTTGTATGAAACGAGTATGTCAGGAACAATGCGTTATCTCGTCTTAGACGCTTGAGCTTCGTACAGTGCTCCCTATTAAAAGCGCGTAGCTCCTTCGTACTCAAATATCGGTGAGAATCAGCATACGTCATCTTCCCGTTCTTGGCATATTTTCTATACCAAACGTGGAAGTCGTTTGTGACGTTGTTGCTATATTGGCTCATGAGGGCAAGGATTGCAGCGACCGTTTCCAAAGCCTTGTCGTGCTCTTTCTGTTCGGTCTCAAGCAGTTCTTTGTCAGTCATTGTTAATCACCTGACCCAGAGTCGTATAAGCCGTCACCCTTGTCGGTTTTGGCGTTGATTGCATTGAACTGTTCCATCTCGTCCATCTCCTGCTGTTTATCTTCTTCCAGCAACGACATCTCGCGCTGTACATCAGATACCCACGGATGTCTGGACAGGATGGTCTGTTTGGAAATAATACCAACAGATTTGACGCAAGCATCAATCGTGGCATCCTCATTGATGAAAATGTCGCGGTTGAATACGAACTCAACCTTGGTGTCGGAGAAATCGCCTTTACCCTTCGCCGCCAGATAGGTGTCGATGAACCATTTCAGTTCACCAAGACCAGCTTGGAACTCGCTTTCCATCGTGTCGATGTCCAAATCAATGTCGGTGTACATCGACTCAATGTTCATCTGGTTCGGGTCTCCGTCCATGCGCTCCTCTTTGGCATCAAAGCCACGACCGTTTTCCATGATCGCTCGTTTGAGCTGCATGAGGATTGCTTGGTAGTTCTGGGCGTTTACGTCCACCTTCAAGGTGTCGATACCACCCTGTACACCGTCCACGGTCTGTACCTTGACTGCACCATACGTGGCAAGGTTGCGCCGAAACGTTCCCAAGTCAGTACCGTCATAGTTCTTGATAATCAGGATAGTATTGCGGGGATCTTCCTCCATGTTGTTTTGAAAGTCACTCAACACTTGGTTTAGAGAGTCCTGTAAGCACTTGACGTTCTGGATGAGTGGAATCTCATCTTCGTTGTACCGGAACGGGATAAGCGGAACTTTGTCCCAGTTCGCTGGTTGCCCGTTCACCACCAAATAATCCGTATGCGGGCTGGTTTTGTCTGGAATCAGTGAGCCGCCCAACCGCACATAGCGGTCAATGCCGTGGCGGGTGTAGACCTCCACGCGCTCAACGGTGCGGATTGAACCGTTATCGAAAACGTCCTCTGGGTAGAAACGCATCGCGCCAGATAATGTAGTATGGGAAGCATCCGTCCAAACCGGACATATCTCGTAGGACGGGAAGATCGCGGTGTTGAACTCGCCAGCTTCGTCCACATACGGATGCATCCAGCCGATACCAAAGTTGACAGCGCACTTGGACATGCGCCTAATACGCATTGCCATTCGCTTGTCAAAGATGTCGTTCAGCTCTTCCAAATATGTGTCGTCGGAAGTAGCTACCGTAATCGGTTTACCAAGCGCATAGTTGGTTTTCTGGTCAACCAGCTTCTTATACTGGTTATCCACCAAACGATTGTTGGGGAGGTTGTGAACTACGTCTTTACCGCCCGACTCGTTGATGACGGTTCGCTCTCGGCTTAAAATGTCATGCTTACCAAGATAGTACCGTTCGCCAAGTAGCATGTTCTTGCGCTGGTCAGAGTCAATCCACATGTTGAGCAGCTTTTCCAAATATTTAATGTCTGGGGTTGTGCTCGGACTGACTGGTAACTCTCTTGGCTTGAGCCAGCTAAAAATGCCTATTGTTCTTCACCTCCGTCAACTAAAGCTGTACAGATTGCCGCGTCCAACCTTCTCTGCCAAACCTGTCAGAGCGTCCGGCGCGTCATCGTGTTTATTCTTGCCCTCTTTCTGATACTTGTAGAGGGCATCGTAAAATTCTGGGTATTTTGTTTTCCAGTCAGCAGGGAAATAAATGTGATCCATGCACCAAGTAGCATTCGAGAGGATTCGTGCTACCTTGTTTTTGGACTGGTAAAACAGATTGAAGTGCACTCTGTTGGAGTGGTATTTGTCGTACATGATTCGCTGTACGGAGCGTCCAAAACCACGACCACCGTTGTTGGACTCGATGTCGGCTACCTGTACGCCCAAATCGTGAAGTCGTTTCGCTACGAGCGGTTCGGTAATTTCCATCGCTTCCTTGGTGTAAATGACATCCAAAACATAACACTCGTTGAGGTATACGCCGTATGTGATGGAACAAAGGTAATCTTCGCCCTTGTCGGCAGTATCGGTGTAGTTCTTGACCTCGAAGAACGCTGGTTCGCCAAGTTTAGCGTCACCGACTGGTTTCTCGCGGGGAATGTCATCGTAGGTTTTGAAGTGGGTATAGAGTCTGCCTTGCAAGTCAATCGGGTGCTGACCATAGTTCGCCAGAACAATGTCTTTACCCATCATGTTCGCTTTGTCCTCATAATCCTCGCGGTTCAATACATCGTCACAGAGCATTGAGCCGTCAGGAAGTGGAGTAGGCATGTTGACATGTACCAAAGCATCGGGGTTGACCTTGCTATAATGGTCAAGGACTCGTCCTGCCAAATCGGCAGAGTGCCAACGAGTCATGATGACGATGACCTTGCCACCGGACTCCAAACGGGAGAGCATTGTATTGGTGAACCACTCCCAGTGGTTGTCCAAAACAGTCTCGTTATTGGCTTCCTCAGCGTTCTTAATCAAGTCATCTATGAGAAGCAGTGATGCACCGAAACCAGTGGCAGTACCGGACGGCGAGGTTGCCAGATAATTGGCGTGCTGTCCTTCCAACGACCACAGGTTCGCCGCGCCGTCACCACGTTTGATACGGTTGTGAGGGAAAATCTCTCGGTAAACCACGCGGTCGGCATCTGCTTTTCTCTCCATGATGTCGTTTCGTACACCACGTGAGAAGGTGGTGGAAAGAGTCTCGTTATAAGAGCCAGTCATAATTTTCTCTTTTGGACTCTTTCCGAGTACCCACTCCACAAAAAGCTGCGCCGTTCGGCTCTTGCCGTGACGTGGTGGCATGTTTACCACCAACACTTTCTTGTCAGAGTAGTAAAAGTCCTGCAATGTGTTGCAGAAATTCTTGAGGTACGTTCGACCTTCTTTATAAAAATCTGGGGCTTTGAGTTTACAATACTCCCAGAAAGTCAAGCGTGCCAGTTGAAGTTTGGCTTGGTAGACAAGCAGTTTCTTTTGATCTTCTCGCAAGCCAGTCCCTCCTTCTGTTACGCTGTTTTTGCGAAAATTGTTACATAGTAGTCTCCACTCGCCACGAGCGAGTCAGACGTTGCGAGTACCACGCCCGTGCCATCCACAAAGCTGAGAAAGCCAGTGGCAGCTTCGTCCAAACCACCAGATTTGAAGGTGGCTGAGACTGTGGTGGTGCTGGAACTGTGAATACCACGAATGCCGTAGTAATCGTCCAACGCCGCGCTCTTGGTGAACGGCGGTAAGAACAACTCAGAGAATACTATTTGGTTTTTGTCGTGCTGGTCATCGGTCTTTTGGACGCAGACTCGCAGAGCCTTGAACTTGGAGCGGTCAATCTGCGTGGCAGTTGACGCTACCAAACCAAACGACCTCAGCTCGTCCAGCGACCAAATCACTGGGTTGTCATCACCAATCGTCATGGTCTTGGACTCGAACAACGCGCCGCCGCTACCATTATTACCAGTGACGTTCAGCGATACAAGTCGCGTCCATTCACCGTTTTCTTTATATCTAACAGTCGGCATGTTGTCCTCCTATCCTTAGATTCCACGTGTTACCAACAGTGTGCCACCATTCAAGGTGGGCAGTCCTGTCAGTTTACCGCCCGATACACCAAACGTACAGGACGTTTTGGATGGGCTACCATATAGAGCCGATTTGTAATAACCGTCACCACAAAACGCATGAACAGTAGTGCTGCTGCCACCCCAACCACTAGATGATGTGGAGTAAGCGTATCCCCAAACCTTTATATCACCAGATGTTGTGGTGAAACTAACGGTCGGGTCGGTCGCGTCAATGGTATATGCTTCACAGTTGCCGTTGCCACCGCTTGACGTTGCCAGCGTACCAAGTACACCAAAAATGGAAACACCTTCTTTGATGTTCTCAGCGGTCAGGTTTGCGTCACCAGACACAGTGACGCTTGACAGACCATTGTAACCATCGTCTGGCGCAACAGTCTGCTCTGATGCCGATGGGGTGACGATTTTCTCCTGAGTCGTAAACGTAGGCGGTTCATATGTACCAGTCACAGTAAGTCCTTCGGCACTTGTAAACGTCTTACCTTTCGTGACATCCGAAGCGGTTGCGTTACCAAACTGTGATCCATTACAATTTAGAAAATACGATTGATCTTTTCGGATAAATCCATCGTTCCATGCTTTACCAGTAATTCTAATCCACGGAGCACCATTGATCGTAATTTGACTCGCCGTATTGGTCTCATTGGTACCACTAATCGCATTCGCAAGTGTTCCCGTGACTTGTGCACCAGACTTGTCATGCGCCGTAACACCCTTTACCAAGTCCTTTGCTGTCACAGTATCGTTGACCAGATCAACAATGGTTTCATCGTTCACGATGACCTGATTTACAGTGGTAGCTGCCATTCAATCACCCGATTGTTACAGTGATGCCGCCAGCGGCATTCTCTGCTTCCACGTATGGGATTTTCTCAACGGTTACAGCAGATAGGTAGTCGTAACCGCTATCCGGTTGAACCGTCTGAGCAGTTGCTTTCGGCGTTACGGTTTTGGTCTGTGCCTTGATGGATGCACCAGAGTAAGTACCCGTCACGCCGAGAATAGATACACCAGATTTGATGTTACCAGCAACGATCTTGTTCTGCTCAGTGGTGCTGATCGCTACTTTACCAGAGCCATCGTGGTAGCCCTGCGGCACAGTGTACGAACCAGCTTTGGTGGAGATAGTACCAGTAACCGCGCCGTTATTCGGCATTGTACCAGTAATCTTGCTACCACGTGCGTATGCGGTTTTACCAGTCAGCATTTCTGCGACTGCCACGGTTGCGTCAGTGGTATCACTGTCCTTGGTACTTGTACCAGTGATAGCTGCGCCTGATTTATCGTGGGCGGTGATTCCCTTTGCCAGCTTATCAGCCGACACGGTGTCACCGCTAATATCAATCAACGTGTTTCCGTTGTAAATAACCTTGTTTACTGCCAAAGATTAAACCTCCGATGCTATGTAAACGGTCGTTCCAGTCTGATTGGATGTCTCGAAGTATGGGACGCTGTTAATCGTGACATCTTCGGTCATCTGCTTACCAGCGCATTCCAACGACTGCGATTCAGCCTTTGGCGTGACCACATAGTTGCCAGTGTAGGCTTCGATGTCCTTTACACCAAGATTGGAACGAACCTCTTTTTTCTGTTCGTCTGTAAGTGACTGGCTGAGTTCTACCAAAACATTGGCATTGTCCTCAGATGGGTTCACCCACAATTGGACGGCTGGGTCGGTCGGTTCGGTGTCCGATACGACTACGCCAGCGTTGCCAGTATCACCCTTGTCACCTTTGTCTCCCTTGTCACCTTTGTCTCCCTTATCGCCTTTTAAGACGGTTACGTCTGAGAGGTTGCCAGAAAAGTTCTCGTCATCGTTGAAGGACGCGTTAAATGTGAAGTTCATGCCATCGCTCCTTCCAAAATAGACGGGTCAACGCGCGTGTACATAATGTTGGACGTTGCGACTGTACCACTATTGGTTCTCAGCCGCAGCTGCATCTTCACATCGTTCAGCGCGCCACTCTCGGAGAACAGCAACGTGTCCTCCTGCGTGAGCGGCACTTCCAAAACATTGTCGGTCAGCTTACACTGATCGCCGCTCTTTACCAAAACAACGTTGCCGCGCTGGGAGTACGTGACCTCGGCGGCGGCGATGCCCATTACCAACATATTGGCGGGGATGGTGAACTTGTGCGTAGGCGCACTACCTCGTATCATTCAGCATCCTCCTGTTCCTGCGAGACAATCAGCTTTTTCAGCTCGTCTGCGCTCATCTCACCAAAGTTGATATTGGTGGTCTGATCGCCACCTGTGTTCGCGTCTGTGTAGACCGCGTTCATCTTATTTATAATGTCCAAAGCACGGAGACGATTTCCGGTTGCTTCGTTTTCATCCAGTGCAATCTTCCAAAGTTCGGCTTTAGACGATTCATATTCGTCTTTAACGGAGTCGAATTTGACCCTATCCAGTTCACGTAAATACTCGATGACGAGCGGGTGTTTCATCAGCTTGCTAGCCAACGCATTACAGCTATTCGGGTTGTGGTTGTCATACGCTTTTTCGTATGCTTTCGCCTGCGATTCGCCATTATTTATGTAGTGGCAGAACAATTTCATCTGATGCTTCATCACGGGTCTGGCTGGCATCCAAATTCACCTCCAAAACGGCTTAACAAAAAGCCTGCGATTTTCTTCATACTTAACCGCGCTTTCGGCGGCTCTTAACATAGTGCTCGCTCTCGATCAGGCGGGCGGCTACCAAATCATCGAAAAACTTCATTTTACAAGTACCTTTCATTTTATGAAAATAGTGTTTGAGTCCAAAATTTTTTTAGGGTAGGGACTCATAGCAACACTAACAAATCTCTGCCCCTTCGCCCTTCTCTCATTCTTGTCATTACAAACAATTGTGAATCATCAAAAACTGAGTAACAACGACTTTCATTCAATGCAAACAATAACCTATGTTCTTTTGTGTTACCAAAAAATATGTAATAGATAATCATGAGCATTGATGAGAATAGGCTTGCTTGCTTTGTGTGTATACTACGTGTATACTGGCGGGCTATGAATACACGTTGGAGAAGTGCACCGCCAA